TCATTGTCGAGCACTTCAAGCAAGCGACGCTGTAGGCGGTCGGATGGGCAGATTGGGTAGGTGATCATTTCTTGAATCCTGTTTTCTTGGCAACGTCGTTCACGTCGGCTTTCATCCATTGAATGAACTGCCGCCGCACTTCTGGAATGGATGAACTGAATGCGCGTGGCGCGATCAGGTACGCGCCTAAGCGTTGCACACTGGCGAAGGCATGAACCTTTCCGCTCGATGCGGGAACGGCTTTGGTTCCAATTGAGCGCCCTTTGAAACGCTTCTGATTGCGCGGCATCCCGATCCTTGGCACGTTGAACGCCTTGTATGCAGGAATAAAGCCAGCAGCCAAGAAACCCACTGAGCGAACGCGCGCATTTACAAACCTTTCGACCGTCTCGTAAAAATCGCTGACGAAAGAAGCCGAGTTTGGCCCACTGCTGGCCTTTGGAAAATACCTAATACCCTGTTTTTTTCTTATGCGATTAGCGATAACCGCAGCCGCCACCGTATTCGTGAGCTGGTGACGTTTCTTCTTTTCTGCGCGACTAAACTTTTTCGCTTGGCCGGTCAGTTCAATTCGGACCTTGGCGGCGGTTATTGAACGACGTTTCACCTTTTCCGATGCAAACGGCAGCCAGAACCGCATCGCCTTGTTGACTACCGATGCGTCGGTCTTCTTCTTCATCCTCTTGTAGTCGGCCATCGCTCTTTCGAGCAACGCCGTGTTAAACTTGACCATTAAACTCATGCCGCCGTCGCCTCCATGTTCGGGTCGATCAGCTCCAAGTCGTAGAACGGGCGGATGTGAGTGGTGGTCACGCTGTCGATCCGGTAGACCACCGCCGTCGCCAACACTGTGCCCATCTTGATCTCGTCGTTAATTTTCGGCACCGTCGTGAACTGCGCCTTGGTCGCGATCACGCTCACCGTGTCATCTTTGACGATGATCTGAGCCATCAAGTTGCGGCCATTCTTGCCGCTCGGCTGGTAGGCGTGGATCTGCACATTGTTGTGCCACACGAACAATTGAGCGCCGCTGGCATCGGTTCCAAACTTGGAGCGGATGCGGCCATGCGCGGCGGCGATGCGTTGGGCGTAGGTCATACAAAAAAGCGGCTGACAAGGATAGAAACCCTGTCAGCCGCCCACGATGAAGACAACACCCAGCACCAAAAATTAGGTCAGCAGTTTGACCAAAGCAGTACCGCCCGCACCAGTGGTCGATGGGGTGAATTTCACCCGCAAATACTGGAGAGTCGCAGCCGGGAGGCGAACGCGGAAGCTAGTGGCAGCAGCCCCCACGCCGCCAGCGCCAGTCACAACGCGACTGATACCAAGAGCAGTGCCGGTCGGTGATGCAGCAGCGCCGTTAAGCACAACCGCCGTGACGAAAGCACCGTTGGCGAGCTGACTCACCGTGAAGGCAGGGAACGCGATTTCCAGCTCATGCTCTTCCGTCAAGAATGCTTTGCTGTTAGTGCCAAGGTTAATGTCGGCAGTGAACGCATCAACCGCAGTGGCCGGGATGGTGGCCGGAACGGTCAAATCAGCGTCCTGAATGTTTCGAGAGAATTCGTTAGGCATGGTAGTGGATCCTTAGAGCTTAGGCGGTAAGAGCTTCGGTGTTGATGATGGAGTCAGTGATGACAATTGGAATGCCGTTTGATTCGGTTGGGAGAGGAGCAAAGATCTCAGAACCGCTTGAGGTCTTGACGCCGTTTTGCACGCTGGTTGCCGAGCGGTTGAGTTGCAGTTGGTAGGCGCTGCGGCGGTTCATGAGCCAGTAATTAGGCCGATAGCCCACTGGATATTTACTCAGAAGTTCCGCAAGCTTTCCATCAGTGACTCCACCAAGGGCGTCATCGGTCGCATCGCGCAGACGGCCCACGCTGTATTTACTGCCGACTTGCATACCAACCCAAGCTGTCAGGTTCGCGACGTGCGCCGGGTACACCGAGGAGGTGCCCACGTTTTCGATACGCCATTCGCCAAGCTCGAAAGTGGTGCCAGCACCGAAGACGAGCTGCACTCCTTGGGTGTCAGTGTTAATCCCGTAAACGGAAGAGCCGGTGTCAGGAGTGCTGCCGCCAGCGTCGACCGTGAGCGCTGAAGCACCCAGACCGGCGTTGAACGCAGTGTGGATGGCCTGCAGGCCGGGGAAACCCTTGGCATCGACGGTCGTTCCGTAGATGACCTGCGAGCCGAGCTCGATCAGTGCTTGGCGCATCACTCCAACGGACTCAATGTCCTTCCACGCTTGCTCCCCGTCCTCATACGCGCGGGCGACTGCAACGTCGGCCTGAACGGCGCCGCTGAGGATGTAACACTCAATGAGCTGATTCTCAAATTCCGACTTGGTCGGGACAGAACCTTCATTGGCGGCACGGAAGCCGACACCCGGATAAGAGACGCGGGAAGCGATCTTGTAGGAAGTGCCGCGGATAGTCCGCGCTGGCATGATCTGAACCTCTGGAGCGTAGGTCAGGGTCTCCTCGATGAGCCCGACAATCGTGTCGTGGCCATTGAGCTTGGCGATGTCGAGCAGGTTAGCTTGAGGCATGGTAGTAAGAAAAAGTTGTTAGGATTGAGCAGAGAGATAGGCAGCCTCAGAAGGAAACTGCTTGGCGAATTCCCGGGCGGCTTCGATCCGCTTAAGGCCAGTCAGATCGCCAATAGCGGCGGCCTTCGCCGCAGCAAAGGAGATGACTGGAGCCGGAGCTTCTTGCTCGTTTACCGGAGCAGAGAAAGCGGCCGGGGCTGGAGCAACCGCGGCAAGGCGAGCCTGCAATTCGAGGTCGGGCGCTGGCTTGGCGGAAAACGCCTTAATGTCGGCAGCAATCTTTTCGCACTCGGCCGACAGCTTGGCTTCATAAGCCGCCATTTGAGCAGTCAGTTGTTCGATCTTTTCGGTCAGTACCGAAAATTCGTTCACAACAGGAGTCGCAGGAATTACTTGGCTATCGTCTTGTTCCATAATAGGTTCTTTTTTGTCAATCAAAATACTAAAAACACCATCCCGGTTTGCGGCTGGTGTGTCTACGAAATCAGCAGAGAAGATATCTTCGACCCGCACATTGTAGTTGCCATCGGCCTTATTCAGCTCTGGAGAAAGAGCGCTAAACATCAAGGAGACCCCAAATTCGCTTGGAATCTTTTCAATCATTTCAAGCAAGGAATCTTTGCCGGAAAAGCTGTCGAAGATTGAAAGATCAGCAAGCAGCTTGCCCTTAGAAACGCGAAAGTTTTCGTAAAAACCAACAGTCGACTCAAGCGAGGACCAGTGATTCATCTTTGCTTTGAGTTTCCCTTTTTTTAAAGCCAATGCCTTGAACTGGGAAAGCGATTTCTTGTCGACGAAAACACCATGCCCCAAAGCAGGGCCTTCTTGAATCAAAGAGATACCCTCAATCGTGTTCCCTGAAACACGACCTTCAAAAGCTGCAAATGTTTTCAAATCATCAGAGACCTGCATAGAAACAGGTTCTAATGTCAATCGTCTAACGATTCGTCATCTGCTTCCGCCGCATCCTCGGCTTCGTCCTCAGGAGACTCTTCGTTCTCAACCTCAGCCTCAGGCGAAGCGGCCGCGGGCGCCGGGATTGCCGGAGCATTGGGAGCCCTGCGCTCAAGCATGTAAATCGCAGTGTTGAGGTCAAGCTGCCCTTCGGCTGCTTTCTGAACTTCCATGGCATCCTGCACCAGCTCGACTGCTTCGGTCCGCAGGAAAGAACGGGTCAGCTCACGATCTTCTCCTCGGTCGGCCGAAACCTGAGTCTTGGACGTGACCCCAGCCATCACCTCATCGATCAACGCTTTGGACTCGCGCCCGACATCTGCTGTGACCTTTGCCGGATAGCGCCACTCGCCGACATCGAAGTCTGGAACAACCGGGATGTGCCCGAGCTGGATGCCTCTTGCAATTACTCGCCGCACCAGAGGGTTCAGCAGTTTCTCCTCCAAAGTCAGCTGAGTCATCTCAAACTCCCGAGCAGCCTGCGCCGCCTCCATTCTCACAGCCGTTCCCTGCCCTGACCAATTGTAGATGAACCCGAATGGCAGGTTGGTCGACATGCCACAGTTGCGAACCAGTGAGTCCAGAAACCCATTGAATGTCGGACTAGGCCGGTTGCTCTCGACGGGGGAAAAGCTTTCTCCCTCAGCCAGATATTCAATCGATCCCGGCTCGATTTTCTTCAGCCGATCCGCAGCAGGATCATAGTCGCGCGACAGGTCCAGAGAAACGTCTTGGTCCGCGCTGCCGTCAGCATTATTCACAATGCCCGAGATCGATGACAGCATTTTGACGCTGACCTTCTCGCAAGCCATGATCTCCATGAGATCTTTGACGTCAGGCGTTGCTGCGTCGAACACAGAGAATCCGCGGTAAGAGTCGAGCCGGGTTGGGTCGAACAAGTGAATAAAATCTTGCGCTGGCACCTCTAGTGCTGGCGCCATCATTTCTCCTGTCCGGCTCCGGTTATAGATCCGATACCGGATGGGCCGACCATTCCCGTCGACCACAACGCCGGAAAAATCCTGTTCGTTTTTTTTGAGCGGTTTGAATGGCCGCGTGTCTGTCCCCTCACGATTAACGACAGACCCAATACGATCAGCCTCAATGTACTGAATGCGGATTGGGGAGACCTTCATCATCTCTTCCATCGGCGTGATCGGTTCCTCCAAGACGATAAAACCGATGTCCCCGTCACGCTTCATCGAGCTTACTCCCAGTCCTGCAATTGTCCTGAAATGATGGCGCCTCGATGCGTCAGCATTGGCCATCCAGCGCTCGACATAAGCATTGATCTCCTTGTTGACCGCATTGTTGGACGTGCGGGCTACATACTGCAGCCTCCCCACAGTAAAGGTCCTGTACTTGCGAAGGATCGACTTGATGATTGAAGAATTTTCTTCAAGCCAGCGAGCTTCCCTCATCAAAGTCACCCGGTCAGTGTGAT